CTTTATCTAGGTGTTCTGTTATATCCCATTTGTTTGTACTTCTATTATAAAAATTATCTAATGTTTTTACCTCTATTATACCATCATCATTTTGAAAGGCTGTGAGATTAAACATCTTAAATAAACCAGTAAGAAAATCTATCACCTTAATCTCTGGTAATTGGTTAGAAGTGTTTAGTGTAACATCTGATAAAACTGATGCACTACCTGTAAAATGTATATCAGCTGTACCTGCTAATCTTCTTGCTCTTTGCACATAAAATCTTACTTCATAAGTTGATGGTGTATCTGTTTCTATTCCAAAACTATAATCACCTCTACCTAATGGTAACTCTCTTATATCTGCATACTCACCAGTTAAATCATCATATCTTTGAAATACATTACCATTTTCAAATATTACAAAATTATATTCTACTGTATTATTACTAGGTACAATTGTAACATCTAATAATCTTTCTTTTTTTGCTCTAGCAGTTGCTTGATCAGGTGGAGGTGTAGTAAAGTAATTGTTTCTTAAATCTATTACTTCACCACTAGAATAAGTTACATTAAAACCTCCTACTGTTGCAATGTTACCTTCATCTACAAATAAACCTCCTGTTTTATTATGTAACCATAAATACAAATTATAAAATTGTGGATTGCTAGTGTTAAAGAAATCTTCACTAAACTCTACACCATATTGAAACTCTATTGCTTTTATTATTGGGTAAACTCTTAGAGCTGGTTTTAACTGTGATAATTCTAAACCATGCTGTGTGCCTACCTCATAAGCTAGATTATTTTGTGTAGCTGTATTTGCAGTAGAATCACTTGTATCATATATAAACCTTTTAGTATGTGATATTAAAGGAAATATAATAGCATCAGTATAAGTAACCATTTTAGAAGTTATATCTAAACCATCACTTAAATATGTTTTTATATTGGCATCTGTATATGTAAATGTAAAATCAGATGTAATCATCTTTAAAGCACTTAGATAATCATCTCCTACAAGATCAGGCAGGTTTACTGTACTACCATAAAATGTTAAACTATATGTATGTGGTTTATTTAGTTTTAGTGTAGAACCTTCTAGTTTTACTTTTCCTTTTTTAAAAGGTTGGTGGTTTAACTCTAGTACTGCTTCAAACTTCTTTCTTGCATCAAAATCTAAAATGTTATAATTATAAAAGTGTTTGAATAGTTTGTTATTATTCTTACTAGCTGGTATACTAAAGGTTTTTGTAAAATCAGTAAATACTTTTTCTATATCTCTTACATCTTGAATCTTTTGTGTAAGTTCTATACTTTCATCATCAAATAATTCTACCTGCTCATAAGCACTAGATACATCTAGGTTTTTTATATATAACTGTAGTTTTAACATTATCTTACACTATTGATTTTGGTAAATGCAAATTCAAAATCTATTGTATAGTTTATAAGTTTATCATTTAAACTTGTTTTAAAAGCTAATGATTTTGTTTTTGGTATTATAGGTAAAGTTTTACTCTCATATCTTATCCATACATTTTCAGATAAAAACAATTCTTCTATAGTACTATTCATATCTTCTTTTATAAAACCTGTATTAAGTGTAAGAGATGTTTGGCCATTAACATTATATCTTTCACTTTGCCCTGCATAAGTAGGATAACTTGTAGTGTTATTTACTATAATATTTCTTCTAAACCTTTCATCAGTAACATCTAAACTTTCCATGCTTTTTTTAAACAAATATAAATCTTGAAATGCACCATACTTATTTACAAATGTTATTTTAAAAGGTGTAAACTTAGGCTCACAAACATTGTTTACTGTTATTGTTTTTCTAAGTGTTGCATCATCAGTATCATATATTTGTATAGTAGAACTGTTTGCAGGTATTGTAATGTATTGTATTTTTTGATTTGTATTTCCACTATCTGTTACTTGTGTTGTTGTAGAATCTATTATATATTTTCCAACACCTTCTGCAAATATTGGTAACTTCCCTGCTGTACCTTCTGGTAAATAAATATTACTTGAAGTTATAAGTGCATTTGTTGATAGTTGTGGATTTATTTCATCTTCAAAAAAACCATAACCATCTAAAGCTAAATAAGTATTTGTTTGTGGATTACTATAAGTAAAAGGCTCATTGTTCTCATCAAATAGATTTGCTATAGCTGTAACCCATACACACCTAGATACATAATCATTATTAAAAGTTACATCTATATAATCTCTTATAAGATCTGATACTTCAAAGTTGATAACATCATCTGCATTGATTCTTTCTTTTTGTATAGTATATTTTAAATCAGAGTTTTGATAAGAACCTGATGTGCCTGTATAAATATATAAACTTAATTGTGCTGTACTTATTGCCATAATTATAAATTTGTAAAACTACCTGAACCACCTATATCACAATTTGCTATTGCAACATTTGTTATTACTCCATTATTATCTATTAACCATACAATGTAAGAACCAACTCCTATACCAGCTCCAGCATTTATAGAAGAAGTACTTACAGCATAGTATAAATTACCACCTGCAAAAGCAGTACCTTGTTTACATACTGTTTTACCTTTTCCTGTTTCTCTATTAGAAGCAGTTGATACTATTGCAGTAGTTGTTGGGAATGTACCATCACAAAAATCTGTTGGTGATGCTTTACCAGATGATATAAAATAACTATTACTACCACATACACCTAAGCTTGAAGGTTGTGTTATTGTTTTTGTACAAGTTAAAGTTTGTGATCCATCTCCTGTATTTGAATAACCACTTGGAATAAGTACAGTGAAATCAACTGATCTATCTGTTGCAGTTGTAACCTCAGCAAAACTAATAGGTGTAAAATCTTGTATTGTACCTAATTGTGTTTTACCTATGTGTATATCTCCTCTTGTACTTATACCTTGCTCTGTAAGATTTGCTATATCACAAGTAAAAGCTGGTAGTGTTGAGGTTGCTTGTTGTGAGAATGTTTTTGAACAAATAACTGTAGCACCAGCATTAGTATATCCAACTGGAGCAGTTAAATCAAAGAATAAAGTTACATCTTGAGCACTACTTCCTGTATTAGCTGATACACTTGTAATATGAGCACCACCTGATGTTAAACTCTTAGCTGTTATTGTTGCTATTGATATAGGATCTGTAATAGTACCATCTTGTGCTATACTACCTCCACCATTAATAAGATTTGCTGCTGTACAATCAAAAGCTGCACTTAAACCATTTACAGTAACTGATATAGATTGTACTGCTGTACAAGTACCTGATGCACTCTCAAATGCTTCTATATATATTGTTTTTGTACCACCTATTTGATTTGAAGTAAGTGTAAGTGTATTAGATTCTATTGAAGCAGTAACTAGGTTTTGGTGAAAGTTTATGATATTATATCCTGCTATTGATCCACCTGAAAAGTAAGAAGATAAATTTACAGTTACACTATTTCCACCTACTGTTATTGTTTGTGCAGGAATACTTCCACTTGTTGTTACATTTTGTGTACAAGTAGTACCTGCTACAAAAGCTGGTTGTGTTGCTGATACATCACAAGTAATAAAACCATCACTATCTGTATTAGTAAATCCTGTGGGGATTTGAATAGTAAGAGTTACTGTTCTACTTGTAGGTGAGGTTACTGTTGCAAACTTTTCTGTATCAACTGCTGTTATTGTACCATAATCTAATGTAGGTAGTGTAAGTATACCTTGTTGGTTTATACTAAAGTTTCTTGGGTTTGCTACAAAACAATCAAATACTGGTGTAGGTATTGTAGGCTCACTATAAGCTAAAAAATATGGGCTTCTTACATTTATCTTTGTACTCATGGTTTTAATCTTTTTTCATCTAATGAGAATGCTAGTAAATCTTCTACATCTAAACCAAACTTTTCTACTAGCTCATCTGGTAATTTCTTAAAATATTTTTCAAAAGGTTTAGTAAAAAACAAACTAGGTTTTATACCTTTTTTATATACACTTCTAGCTAATATAAATCCCATTGTTTTATAACTTCCAAACTTACCCCCTTTTAATCTAGGTTGTAATTTTCTAAATCTTGCCCAATCCATAAAAGGTTTAGCTGGTGGTATTTTATCTCTATATGAGTAAGGTGTATCATACCTCTTCTCTGTACCACTTACCCCTTTATCTTGGTATAAACCATACTCCTCCATTGAGAAGCTCATCTCAAAACTATTTTTAAATACTTTTACATCACCATCTATACTTTCATATAGTTTCTTAGTTACTCTTTTTCTTTTCTTAGATAGGTTGTGTTTAGCTTCTCTTACAACAAGATTCTTAAACTCTTCTAAAAAATCTTCTGCTTCTTTAAAGTTTAACATACTGTCATATCATTAGGTACTAGCACATCAAAAGTAGAAACCCATCCTGCTAGTTTATTTTCAAATCTATCTACAAAAGGCTCACAAGTAACATCACCTTCTACTTGGAATTTATCAGCATATAGATCCCCTCTTTGTAATAGTGATAGTAATCTATTTTGTATTGCTAGTTGTGTATTTAAAACATCCTGCTCATTATTGTTGCCTACAAATTCATCAGTAGTTTCTAGTTTACTTTCATCAACTATATCCATACATAATACACTAACATTATAGGTAACTATATTTGTATTTACTACTGCATTGTTTACTATAATATGTGATAAAGGAAATATAGTTTGCTTGTTCAGATCTATATCATCTAAGCTGCCATAAGTAACTGTATTTACAAATGGCTCTGCTTTTAGAGTATCTTTTATCTTATCTGTTAAATCATAAAAACTTTTCACTTCTTATATTTTTGTATTTGCATTTTTTCCAGCTCTATTTTTTCTTTTTCAAATGCTAAGTAGAGCAAACACTTGTGTACATTCAATCTTGTAATAGCATCAAATCTGGTAACATCCCCCTTAGCAAGTCCATAGATAGATTGATACCATCCCCACTTTTTTCCAAAGTTTGTAGTACTGCTGTATTCATCTGATTGGGAGCTTCCCTGTTCAAATAGTTCAGGATAGTTTCCAGTAACTCCTTGTTTAAATTGTAAAAAAAAACCATAGAACCCATTACAACATCTAAAGGCATCTTCTTCATTAGCTCTGCCCTCTCTTGGCCTTTGTATTCTTCTATAAGATATTTACCTTTTTTATTGAAGGTAGTAGGCCTATATAGTACAGCCATTGCTTTGTGCATCTGCTCCCACTCAGTAAGTGTTTCATCTAAATCTACAAACTCACCTAAACTCATATCATCTAGGTTAGGTATAAATCCATACTCTACACCATCCATTATAAAAGTTGGTATAAGATCAGGCTTCTCTGAAAATAGTTTATCTATATCTTGTATAATTTCTTTTACACTTGATACTCTTATTTTAGCAATATCTTTTAATTCTAAACCACAAAAGATTTCTACTGTTTTGTGTAACAAGAAATTTGTTTGATGATTATCATCAGTATTTATCTTATCAAATTTTTGGTATTGTTCTAGTGTAATCTCTGATAAAGATTCTGGTACTGTTATTTCTAGTTTCATATAATAACAATAAACTAAACCCTAATATGTATAAAAAGAAAAAGAGCCACATTTCTGCAGCTCTTAAAAACAAATGAAAAAACATATACTACCTTTTTTGGTAGTAATCACAATATAATGAATTTATTCTATCATACATTGCCTCTCTCTCCTTTTTGTTCTTTTGTGACCATACAATATCACCAGTTCTTTTAAACCCTTGATAGTTTACTTGTATTGCTAATCTTGGTGGCTTTTCAGGATTTGCTTCTTTCCAAATAATAGGGTATATCTTAATATCATTCTCTAAACACCAGCTCATACATTGTGCTATCTTTCTATACATAATACAGCCAAAGTATTATATCAAGTATTCCATACATCATTGCAAAGGCCACTACATTCATTAATGCAGCTAAACCAATTGTTTTTAGTAGCCATTTTCTTCTAGCTTTAGATGTAGCTTTCTTTATAAGATAGTACTCTACACTAAAATCATTTTTCCAATTATCAGTATCTATTTTCATAATTAAAAGTTTTAAAGTTAAACAAAGATATAAACATTTTATTAATATACAAAATATTGCCCTTTAGTTGGGTTTTCTAATTGATCTGTAAGAACATACCTTAAGCTATCAACACAATCTGGATGCACCCCTGATGGTTTATTTAAGGTATTGCCATCTTTATCTTTTGCCCATACATAACCCTGTAATTCTCTTTTTAGGTTTCTGCTTCTTGCAGTAATATATATTTCATTTTGGTTTATAAGGTTAATACCAAAGTTTACACTATCCCTACCTTTTGTACATGGGTATATATTATGGCCATCTCTCCTTAAAGTTTCAATACTCTTTGGCTCAGCTGAATCTGCAATAAGATTTTCTTTTATATTATTCTGTTTAAGAAATAAAGATAAATCTCTTAAAACAGTATTTGTTTTGTAAAATATCTCATCTGCTATATATGCATTGTTCCATTTATATAATGATATAACTACAGTTGGATCAACATAACCAAAATCAACACCATGTGCTAACAATCTTGCTTCTTGTGGTATTGTATCTATTTCTTTCCAATCTGGTATACATGCACCACTTAAAGTACCTTGTAAACCTAATCCATACACATTCCACCAGTTCTGCCAATAAGTTGAGGTTTTAGCTTTATCTCTTGCTTTCTCTATCTCTTTAATTATTGTTGGTGCTAGTGCATCATTATCTTTATAAGTAAGTGTAATATAATCTACATCAGGTTGGCCTATTACTTCTTTATCTACCCAAAAGGTATGGCTAGGATTATAATCTAACCATATTACTCCAGAAGTTCTAATAGATAATTCACTGTAACTAGAAAAAG